AGCAAAGGATAAAAATGAGCAAAAACAGGTTGATCCGACCGGCTCCCGTTTTCCCTTTTATGAAACACACGAATATCTGGTTTTAAATGATTTTTTTGATGATAGCTCTTCGCTAGAGGATTACAGTATACCTCTACCTTATGTTATTACCAGATGCGGTGTTACTAATCAGATCGTATCACTTACGCCAAACTGGGATGAAAGCGATCCAACCAGAACAAGGATTAACTGCTTTATTCATTATAACTTATTCCCCGGGTTTGATGTTTTTGGACTAGGTCTTGCTCAAATTCTCGGCTCTAATTCAAAGAGCTTGACTTCCATGCAGCAAATGGCGATTGATGCAGCTATTTTCCAGAATTTCCCGGGAGGGATGAAGTCCAAGGGAATAAAGACTACCAATAATGATTTAACGATATTACCCGGACAATTCGTAACTGTTGAAACGGGTAATTTATCCTTGCGTGATTCAATCATGCCGCTTCCTTATAATGGGCCGTCTCCCGCTTTACTTGAATATATTAACCGGATAACTGCTCAGACACAGGAATTAGCATCTACAACAGAAGCAGGACTAGCTGAAAATAATCAGAATACGCCTGTCGGTACTACTATTGCTTTGCTTGAAGTATCCAATCGGATGCAATCGGCAATAATGAGAACAGTCCATAGTAGTTTTAGTGAAGAGCTACAACTCTTTTATCAAATGTTCAACCTGCCATCACTACCTTTAAATAAAGAGAGTTTAAAAGTAATCCCTGTATCTGATCCATCTGTTGAATCTTCTACGCAGCGAATAATCAAGGCAGAAAGTATTTTAAAGTTAGCTAGCAGCAATCCCGAGCTACATAACATGAGAGAGGTGTATTTAAAAGTATATCAGGCACTTGGTATTAACGATATTGATAAGATACTACTTCCTCAAATCCCGCCGGAACAGCAGCAGGAGCAACCTATAGACCCTGCTCTCCAAGTTCAGATTGCAGATATTGAGCAGCGAAGACTGGAAGTAGAGTCAAAAGAACGGCTAGCTTATTTAAATATTGAAGCTGACGGCTATAAGACCCAAATGAACATTGAATTTGATAAGGCAAAACTAGAACAAGAGAAGTATTTAGCCGAGTTAAAAGTAGCTGAACAACAACAGCTTGCCGAGCAGAAATATCAAATTGAACTTTTAAAGCTCGAGTTAAACGAGAAGGAAAAAGTAATAGATACGTTAACTAAGGAGCAGGAAATAAACAGTAAGACCGAGCTTGAATTACTAAAGCTTGAGTACAAGGCGAAAGAAGCTGAGTTAAAGGCACAAGTAGAAGCACTACGGTCGCAAATTCCACCCGAACCAACACAAGAGGAGATCATTTATGGATAGACAAAAAAGAGAGCTTGCAATGCGTCAAATGCAAGAAAGAGCCAGAGAAAAAGAAATAAGCTGTAATAAGTATGCTGCCGGGGGAGCAGCTAAAGTTAGAAAAGACGTTGCTACAAAAAGCGGAGCAGTGGTCAAGCCTAGAAATATGGGAAGGAGCGGTAAATGATCGTCACTAACCGAAATAATATTTATACCCAAGGCGGTGTTATAGGAAATATTGAAGCTGAGATTGATAGATACAGGAACATTTTAAGCAATCCGGCCAGCATCTCTACGCTAGAGGATTACAAGTACCATGTCGGGGTAATAGCTGGGCTTGATATAGCACTTGAACTGTTTAACAGACACATAATAGAGGTAAATAACAATGAATAACTGTGAAATAACCAATTACAAACCGGAAGATTTTAAAACCAAAGGAATTGATCTCCAAAGCTTTAATAAGGAAGCAATGATAGAGAGATTTAGAGAGGTTTTAGTTACCGGAATCAATGTATTAATTCTTATTTACAAACCTCCTGTTGAAGAAGTTACAAGAGGAGGAGTTATCATTCCGCAAACTGCTGTAAAAGACGACCTAGAATATAACTCAATGGTCGGTATGGTATTGAAACTTGGCCCAGATAGTTATAAGGGCGAGCAGTTTCCAAGCGGCCCTTATGTAAAAGAAGGAGACTGGGTCATATTCCCCCGTGGTTCATCTCTGCAGTCAAAATATGAAGGCGAGCCGATAATTATGGTAGAGGATTTTAAAATCAAACTACTAGTCGATAATCCATCAAAAGTATCAAGGTAAGAATATGTTTAAAATAGATATTGAAAATACAAGCGATTTAAACGCTGCTATTCCGCCTTTAAAAGAAATAGCCGAAAATAAGGACGAGAAAGGCGAGGATAAAGAAGCACAAAATGCTACTGCAGAACCGGAGCAAGGGTCACAGGGCTTAGAGGGTGAGGATAATAAAACCGATATTCCTGCAGATGTTCCCGAAAAAGAAGAAAAGCCTAGTAAAACCTCTTCTCCTGACAAAGACAAGGAAAAATACTGGTCTAAATTAAAAAAAGAACGGGAAGAAAAGGCGGCAATGGCCGAGCAGCTAGAGCAGTTGCAGCAAGAAAAACTACAAATGCAGCAGTTGCTCCAGCAGGCGATAAATACCGGTTCTACTCATTATAAGAATAATGTCGCCAGTGAACTTGAAATGGCTCAGGCAAGGTTGCAGCTAGCACTAGAGAGCGGAGATGCTGCTGGAGTTAGCAGAGCTACAGCGGAGATTTCAAAGGCAACGCATGCTTTGAATGAAGCATCCAGAATAGCAAGTTTTCCTAAAGAAGAATATTCCGAAGAACAGTTAAGCCAACTTAGGGCTAGGGAATATGAAGATAGATTATACAGCTGGCTTGAAAGTAACCCGGAAGTAGATAGAAATACACCCGAGTATGATGAAAAGCTGGCAGGTCAGGTACTATCATTTATTACAAAACTGGATCGTAAATATCAGACTACCAATAAGGCACATCTAATAGGTTCTGGTAGTTATTACAGCATGATAGATGAGTATATCGATAATTTAAAGGCACAGGATATGACTACAACTCCTGCCAAACATTTTGGGGCAGTCCGTAGTCGGACTCCTATGGAGGGAGTACCTGATCCAAAAACAAGGGAATTAAGCGAGAGAGAGAAAAAGGCAGCACTTGCTTTTGGTATGTCTTACGAGAGATATAGGGAGCTTACAGATAAACATAATAAGGAAATGAGGTCAAAAAATGGCAATTAAATATAAACAAGACAAAAATAATGAGTTTAAGTCCGTAGATAGAGATATTAGGGAGCATGATCTTGAAAACAATGATTTTGATTTGATGTTTACTGATTCAACCTGTCCTTTCAAGGCTTTAATCGAGGAAATAATGCAACCGGGGGAAGAATATTACTTTGCCTTTAATAGCCCTGAACGTATTAACAGGTTACTCGCAAAGAAGTGGTATATCGTATCTCCTGATAGGCTTAAAAACAAACGTACTTATAGAGGAGACTTAAGATCAGAAAATGATTGTATTACTACCGGTGATACTATTGTTTTAGCACGTGATGAACGTTACGGGATTAAAGAGCAGGAATATTACGAAAACAAGGCTATAAGAGTAATGCGTGATACTTTGCAGAAAGTACAAACGGACATCTATAATCCGGTCATGCCGTTTTCAGACAGGGCAATGTAGAATATTATGTCTTATTCTAAAATCATACTAGATAGCGATATTAAACTATCATGGCCTTATCCACGCACCGAAGGGGAGATTGCTAGTGACATTAATAATGTGATTTCTGAAAATGATGCATATACAATTACTCTTCCCCCAAGTAATACTGTAGAAACCGGTACTAGCTTGTTGTTTAATAATGTCGGGCAAAAAGACTTTACCCTCTTATATAACGATGGAACACCGCTAACTAACGTAATTATTCCAGGGGAAGTAATACAGATATATCTAACTGAGAATCTAACTAGCACGGGACTATGGCAGGTAATACCTTTTGGAGGCGGTAGCAGCGGTATAGTAAGTTTTTCTACGGAAAGCCAGAATAACAGCTTGCAGATTACAAATTCAACTGTTACTCCTCCGACCGGTAACATTATTTTTAAAATTGCCGATTCGTTAAATAATTTAAACAATCTAACTACTCAGGTACAGAATGGGTTTTTAGTAATAACCGGTAATACTCCATTAAGTTTTGTAACTCGAAAGATAGGAGGTGGCTCTAATATAAACGTCCAAAGCGGTGATGGGGAAACAAACGACGTAATTATCAATTTAGCCGATTCTCTAGTAGGATTATCCAGTATTAATGTCGGTAATCTCTTGATCTCGGTAAATACCATTACTACCGCAAGCGGCGATCAGGATATTAACCTGGCTACTGTAGATGATGGGGTAATCAATTTAAACAGTACTCAAATTGATAATGTCGGTAATATGAGCGTACCGGGGAAGATTATAAATCCTGCTACTGCTAAAGCTTATTGCTTCTTTTACGATAATAATGCCCCAACTAATAATATCCAGATAGAGAGCAGCTTTAATATAGCCTCGGTTAGCGGAGCGCAAGGTTCATATGTTATAACGTTTGCTACTCCTTTTCCTGATGGTAATTATGCTGTATTACCGGCATTAGCACGGGGAACGGAAGTAATAGCGCCGTTTCAGGTATTCTTTAGGTCCAGGTCAGCTACTGAAGTCATCGTTTTTGCAACCGATACCCTTGGTAACTTACTACCTGTACTTGATGGTGTGTCTGTCGTGGTATTTGGTAGTTAATTTTTAAAGAATTTAATCAAGAGATTATGTTATGTATGAATATCAAATAGAAGAAATATTTTTACACTCAGAAGGTTATGTAGAAGTTAAAGTTTCTTTAGATATTGAGAAAGATTACAAGATTATTTTAAGGTTCACGAAGGGTTTTATTGAAGATTTTATTTTAGGGGTTGCTTCGGAAGAAGAGGTGAAAAGCAAATTAGAAAATTTATTGCTAAAGAAGGAAAGATTTTTGTTAATCAGATTAGTTAGACTAGCACTTGGCCATCCAATTATAAAAAAACAATTGCGAACCAATCAAAATGGAATATTCGGTATTGATTTAATAAAATGGCAAAAAATAATGGACAGGATAGAACAAGAAGAGCTTGAAGCAATACTCGCTCAAGGGCTTGAAGATATAGACAAATTTTAGAAATTATATCGTAATTTATGAATTTATAAGTTTATTTGAATCGTACTGAAATCTGTGATAAATATGATAAGCCATATATTTATATGGCTATAAATAATATTATATGATACAATGGATGCATAAAGTAAAACTTACTTTTGAATGGGACGAAGAAAAGAATAGAATAAATATTGAAAAGCATCAAGTCAGCTTTTATAAGGCGCAAGAAGTCTTTCATGACTTAAACAGAATTATACTGAAAGATGTTGAGCATAGTAACAACGAAGATAGATTTTTTTGTTTAGGTAAGGTAGAACAACATATTCTAACGGTACGTTTTACCATAAGAGGCTACTCTATAAGAATACTTGGAGCCGGTTATTGGAGAAAAGGAAAGAAAATTTATGACAAAGAAAATCAAATATACAAAAGGTGAAATAGGTAAAGTAGAAATAATTAACGATTTCCTACCATCCCCAAAAGAATTGGTACTAAAAAAAGAATCTGTTAAAGTCACTCTTGTTTTAAGTAAAGACAGTGTAGATTTTTTTAAATCTCAAGCATTAAACCATCATGTACCATATCAAAGAATGATCAAAAACTTATTAGATAAGTACGCAGATTCTCATAAAAAACTTAAAAAAGCTTAAATAGTAGTACGATTTGCAAAAGCGGTAGTCCTTTTGCTATAATATAATTAGGTAGAAAAAAGTCATGACTAGACTTAAAAAGGTCGTAGTTTGTAGCTAAATCTTTTCTAAAAAAGCTACCTCTGTCATCGCAAGACACAAAAAGGCTAGTTTTGAAACTTATCTAGAATCAAAGTTTATCGTCATAACTAGACGTTAAAAGGTCTTTAAAAGCTTGAATTAGCTTATCTTTTTTTAAATTTAAAATATTTACGTTTTTTAATAATTAACAATATATGAGGAAATTATGTCTAACGGCATTAATAGACCTTATGGTTTGGAAGTGGTTCAGTCTCAAATAGGAAACGGCGGAACACAAAAACTAGGTCAATATTTTATTTATGCAGATGCTACTGGCTTGATCACTCAGGCTCAAAGTATATTCAAGGGTGATCCCGTAAAGTGGGTAGATAAGGGGACACCAGCTAGCGGCACCGCGGATTATAAAGTACAAGCAGGAACTATAGTACCGCAAAAAGTATCTATTACTGCAGATGATACGGAGTCGGTATTTGCTGCTCAAGATGCGGCAGCTTTTGTCGGTGTATTTATGGGATGCCAATTTATTGATGCTCAAACCGGTTATCAAGTAAATTCTGATTACTGGCCGGCAAGCAGACAAGTTAAAAAAGATACAAAAATTACGGCCTTTGTTAATGACGATCCAATGGCGGTATTTAGAGTTCAAGTATCAGTATCACAGGCAGCAGACGTTGCTAAGACCATATATAAAGATATTCAAAACGGCTTAAATGCCAACCTAAATATAGCAGGAAAAACGATTACCGATAACACCTCGAGTGAGAATCCCCGCAGCGGTAGTAATATATACGACTCTGTTTACTATCTCGATGGCTCAACAATCGCAAATACCAATACTTGGGATGTAAAAATCATCGGTATTGATCCGGTAATTACAGGTAACGCAAATCCAAAAGGATTAGTCCCGGGAGTTGATATGCCTTTTATTAACTTGCTAGTTAAGTTTAATAAGCATGTTTACGGCTCAAGCGGTGTAGTTGGTCCTGATCTGTCATAGGAGTATAAGATTATGTCTATAATAACAAGCGGCAATATACCGTCTCTTTTAAAGGAAGGATTATATCTACCGAAAGAGAAGAAGAAAACACCTGTTAAGGCAGGATCAGTAAAGAAAACTAACACTAAAAATAAAGGTAAATAATTATGTCTATTATAACAACCGGTGATATTCCAAGTCTGCTTTGGCCGGGTCTTTATGAGGTAAAGTCTCAGTACGAGCGGTTTAAGGGGGAATATACCAAAATTTATGAACAAGGTAATTCTGTCAAACATACCGAAAGGATGGTTGATATTAGAGGCACTGGCTATGCTCTTGAGAAAACGCAAGGTGCTCCTATTAAAATGGATAGCATGGCAGAGCGGTTTACTTATGAATTTGTCCACCGGGAATTTGCCCTCGGTTTTCAGATTACTAATATTGCCATGGAAGATGATCTTTATGCCGATCAGTTCTTTAACGGTACTAAATCGCTTACTACTTCTTATGAACAAACCAGAGAAGTAGTAGCCATGAATCCTTTTAACCAGGCGTTTAATGTAGCCGCAACCCAAGCTAACGGACAACCTCTTTGCTCTTTTTCTCAACCTTATGACGGCGGTGTTTATTCTAACCGAGTCGGAGCATATAACGGAGCTAATGTTAATGTTGATTTTAGCGAAGTTGGCGTTGAACAGGCAGTAATACTAGCCGGTAAAATGAAAGATCAGGCAGGACTGCTAATTAATGCTCAAATTGAGAGATTACTACTTCCACAAGAGTTAATGTTCTCAGGTTGCAGGTTACTTGAATCTGTATTTAGAACAGGAACGGCTAATAACGATGTAAATGCAATTTACAACATGAAGGCTATTCCGCAAGGTTATGAAGTAAGCCATTTCTTAACAAATCCTAGCAACTGGTTTGGGTTAACTAACGTTAAGGGAACTCGTAAGCATTTCGTAAGACGTCCGCTTAAAGTAAATGTAACAACCGATCCTGTAACTGAAACCATGTCAGTGCTTGCATCAGGTCGTTATTCGTTCGGTATGTTTACGCCACTCGGTGTAATCGGTGCAACAGGATCAACGGCTTAAATTTATGAAGAAAGAACTACAAGGATTGCTTGAAGAAGCAGAAAAAGAACATCAAAAGCTTGTTCTGCTTCAAGCAGGTATTTTAGAAAAAATAAATCTTTATAAAGAAGAAAATAAAAAGCTGACTCACTTGTTGATTTTATCTAAAGGAAAGATTGACGGTTATAGAGAAGTCTTGCAAAGAATGGACAAAAAGGAAGAATAATCATGTCTCAATTTTATGAATATAATTGGCCTGCTACCACAGCGAACGGAATATCACTCTTTCAAACTACAACTGCAAATATTCCGCTGCTGTTAAATGGTTCTTATGTTAACAAAACCACAAGAACAGTTAACTTTGTTGATGATTTTGGTATTGTTCCATACATTACGCTTAATTCAGCTTCCGATCTTTCTGCTATTAA